CACCATACTTAAAAAAGTCATATTTAGGGTTAGTAAAATGACTTTTCATTGAGAGATAAGATTGATAAGTCTCAAATGGAGTCACTTTCATTAAATAGGGAGTTTCGCCCTTGATGTAGCTTTCATAAAGTTAAGACGGGTTGCATCCCACTTCAGTCTCTCTTTCAAAGGTTTAGAAATAAGTTTCGTTACTGATTCTACCTCAAGACTATTAATATCGCAATAGTGTATGATTGCATCAATATAATTGAGATCTTCGTTCGCAACAATCTTCTCAATTTCAATAGCAAATTTAGAAGGAGTCAAAAACTTACTCTCAATTGCTTTTTCCAATTCTTTATTCGGTTCCATAGAGTTCCAATTTATCTCCAACAAACTTTCTAATGTATTCACCGAGAAGTTTGATGTACTTTGCTTTGTCAGTTTCTTCATAGACGACACATTCTCCATTTTCACACGCCATAATAATTACAAGTTTTTTGATGGGTATACCCTTCATTTCGTATAGCATACAACCATATGCCATTGCCTGAACAAAATAATGTTCAATCCAATCTCTTGGTTTAGGTTTCTTAGATGTTTTAAAATCGATTATCGCTAACTCGCCATCATATTCTGCAATACAATCAACGGTTCCAGCAACTCCTAATTGCCTACTATATAGCGGTCCTTCCAGAGCGTATATGTTATTTATCTTATTAAGTTCACCCTTAGCAATCTTAAATAAAAACTCTGAAATAGGTGGAACGGTAGGAAGTTCCTCATCATTTTTAAGGTAATGTTCTGTAAGAGTATGCATATCAGTTCCACGACGTGTAGCCGCTTTCGTGATCTTATCTGCTGTCTCATTACCAACCTTCTTTCTCCAATTAATAAAGATCTGTTTATTAAAATGACTAGTTACCGAAGTAATAGAAACCATTTTAATAAGTTCTTCTTCATCAGGAACTTTGTAATAACGAACTCCATCTACGTGCTCTCTTTCAAGAGGTTGTAGATCCAAATCAACATGACTAAACATTACATACCTTGTTCAATTTTGGCAATAAGGTACTCTTTAACAAGTCCAGAACGGACTATATCATCTATACCAAATTCAATGAGATCAAATGATGGCATGGATCGAATAATTTTCATGAAATCAACAATACCATTACGTTCATTTGTTTTCTGTAAATCAGACTGAGTAGCATCTCCACAGAAATAAATTTTACTGTCCTCACCGATCCTTGTTATTATACTATCAAGTTCGTGAAAATTCAAGTTTTGGAATTCATCAACAATAACAATTGCTTTATCAAGTGTAGTTCCTCTTAAAAATGAGGTACTCCAAAACTTAATTGTATCTTGTGCTCTAAGATTCCCATAAAGCATTTCAAAGTCTGCATCAGATGGCATCTGAAACATATACTTTACCATATGCTTATAAGGGACTTGATAAATATCGGACTTGTCTTCATGATCACCAGGAAGAAAGCCAATTTCACGGGTAGCAACAAGAGACCTAACCATATAAATTTTCTCATATGGTGTGTTTTCATCTAAAACATCTTTAAGTGCGTTGTACAAGGTAACAAATGTTTTTCCTGTTCCAGCAGCACCATATGCAATGATATGCTTTCCACTGGTATAGGAATCAAATAAAACTTTTTGATTCTCAGTAATTGGCTGTATATCAACTAGATAGTCAGCATTTACTGGTTTTTTTCTTTTCATTTGCTTTGCAGTCAGACCAACCCCTATAGGTTGATCTCCATTTCTTTTTTTGGACATCAAACAGGTTTCACATATGAACCAGGCATTTTTCCTGCCCGTTGAAGTACTTCATTCCATCCTGGATTAGTTTTCCTTAATTTATCTTTCCATTCTCCAACTTCTCCAACTCCAGCAACACCTTTGGACCAATCTTTATCCCAGTCAGGATTGTCTTTTCTCCATTGATCATATGCTTTCATAGACATAATCATCTCTTTGGTTTCACCAGTTTTTGAGTTTTTAACAGGGTATGTAGGCATAATTATAAAGTCATGTAAAGTTATTTATTTGATTGGAATTAATTAATTCCGCAACTCCCTGAAATAAAATATTCCCAGAAAGTACTATTCTAGTCTCATTTGGATCATCCGACTTAAATGGATGTACCGCATGATTTAATGTAGAAGGGAAAAGTAGAAACTTTCCAGAATCAGTAGGAGTAAGATTAATACGATAATCAGATGATCTTCCTGTTATTGTAGCATATGAGAATATAAACTCAGAACTAGCAGGAAGTTGTAACCAAATTGAATATGATAACACTCCATCATGCATATGCATAGGGAGATAATTATTTGGTTTTTGGAGATTAAACCAAGGTTCCCCAAATGTTATTGGACAATCACTACTTAATATCCCAATAGATTTAATATATGGAAATTGTTCCATATATGTCTCAACATAAGGTGCTAAAAATGCAAATAATTTTTCACAATTTTCTTCAGACACTCCATAATGAGGACAGGTCTCTACTCCATCAGGAGTTTGAAGACCAGTAGAAACACTTTTATTGTTCTCACATCTTAAACCCTCTTCAAGTAAAGATTCAAATAAATCTCCTGTTAGAGCACTTGCAATGTATCCATCATTTGGTAAGTATTGAGGTTTCATTCACTCGTCCATTCTAGTGCTTCTGATACAGCAGGAAATTGTTCTACAAAAATTCCTCTACATGCTGCTGCAATATCCATATGCTCTTTCTGTGTACCATGTGCAGATCTTAGATTAATATAATGTATCCAAGAACGACATGAACCAGTCATATAGATTCTAGTAGGAGTTGCAAGTGGTAGTACCATTCTTGCACATTCTTTGGCAACACCTGCCTCTAACATCTGAATATAAAGATTAGTAGAAGCAGTAAAAACAGTTTCCATATGTCGATTAAGTTTTTCAACTAAATCACCATCTAGGTCATCAGTAGAATTCTGACGGTTCTTTGTATCTTGTCTACGTAGTTCTGGTAATTCAATCTTACCTAATGCAGTACTCGCAGCATATCTTTGAGAAAACTCCTGGAATGTGAAACTCCTATGACGTAATATCTGTGCAGCAATAGCACGGGTAGTCTCTATCTCTAATGACATAGAAGACTGTTCAAATACACTCCAATGATTATGCTTGATACAATATCTTAGCAGTCCAGCATACTTTTCATTATCCTGATTAGCAGGGTTAGATACACGGGCAATGTAACCCATAGTCTTTTCTGCGTCAGGTGTGACACTAACAAATTTTACATTCATTTTCCAAATCCTTTTGATTTTCTTGCTTCTGCAAGTTCTTGTTCAATAACTCGCAATTGTGATTTCATGTCTTTAATTTGCTCATCGGTATATAGATGCTCAGATTTAATTAAAACTTTAAGCATTCTTATAAGTCTTTTTGCTCTAGTAGCCATTAGTCTGCATACCCATCATCGTCATCATAGAGTTCGTCATAATCTGTTGGTGGAGATTCAAATGCTTTTGAATTTCTATATGCATCTACATCAGAATAGACTTCTGCTTTAAGTGCATCAACTAATAGTTCTAAATTGCGAACTATTAATTTTAATTTGTCTCTCTCCATAATATAATGTCACTTTTATATATTTTACACAAAAAAAGAGGGTCTGTCAATAGACCCTCCATTATTAAGTTATTAACACCTATTAGACGGTAGATAGAACACGTTTGTGTCCTTCAGCATCTACAAGAAACGATACACCACGGTATGTCTCTACATGTTCTGCTGCTCTTACAGTCTTATTAGGACGATTTTCGGTATCGTATGAGATACCACGGTAAGTAACTTTTGCCATTGGATTTACTCCTAAAGTAGTTGGGTTTTTAATCCGTTCCTTTAGTCGGCTTTTGCGTCCCAACATCCTGGTTCAGTTACACTATCTTTCACAATCTGAATCATTTCAGTTTTGTGTTCCTCAGAGGTTCTATATGTCTGCATCTTAGAGATGAGAGTATTAGCATCCTCACAGGTAAAGGCAGTAGCAATAATAAATGGGATCATGGGATGAACGATTCCGTTCCGAGTCGGCTTACTTGCGTCCCCTCAACGGGGATGAACGTATGTGTTAATACTAACACAGTTATACCTATTTAGCAAGTATATGGATAGTCTTTGATACAAAACTTAACCCTTTCTTTTTTTCTTCTGTTGTTGTGGCGATTTATAACCCCAAAGACTTGGCTTTATAGCACCCATACCATATTCAATAGACGTTAGACCACCTTTAAACTTATCCCAGTACATATCAAATAAACTCGTTTTAGTACCCCTTACAAGGTCATTACGAACCTTCTCCTCGTGGGTATAGGTCACAATATAAGAATCAGTTGGTGCATTTTTCGTAGCTAAATCAGATTGTGATCCATCCTCAACAAGAATTTCATTCCCATATTTAGATTTCATAGATCCTTTTTCTTCTTCAGTCCAAATACTCCCTTTAACCTCTTTCTTTTCTTCTTTTTTAACTTCTGTCTCTGTTGTCATGAACGACCACCCCAAGTTATCTCAGGATAAGCTTGTGCTACTATTTCCTTTGTTACCTTATACTTAGACCCTAAATCATGATCTTTTACGAGACATAGAACTTCTGCCTCTAATGGATGAAGTCCTTCAAGAATATTAATAAACATTGTCTCACGACGAATATTATTCATCTCATCATTACCACCTTTGAGAAAATTATAAAAATTCTTAAATTCTCTACGAATTGTAGTACGTCCCTGAGTATCACTTGCACCTAAAGAAAAGTTTCCAGATTCGTGCATCTTACGAATTTCATGTGAGATTTTAGTAGATAGTGTTCCACTATAACTGGTTTGTTCATCATAACCATCATAAGGAACCTCACCTGGTGGAAGTAGTGATATAACAGTATCATCAAAATTCCAAATAAGAATTCCTTCCAATGAAGGATCTCTATATTTCTGAAGTACCTTTACTTTATTACCTTTAGTCTTTTGTCGAGATACTAAATCCAATACCTCAAAAACAAATGGATTCTGTGGTAAATTTTCAATAGGTTTGACGACCTTTTTAGTCGTCGTCGTCTTCGTCGTTGTCATAATTGTTTTCAAATCTGAATGCTATAACCTCATCAGGAACTAAGTTTCCATTTAAATCAAACATTTCGGGGTGAGGTCGTGGTACTTCCCGATAGTTCATCATATATTCTCTGGCAACCCATCCAACCAATGTTCCTACTAAAAAAAGTAAAAGTGATATCGGTAATGCTGAAATTAATACTACATCAATAGTACTCATTTGTCTACCTCCTAATTTTTCTTCCTCGTCGATAAGGAAAATTGAAAATAAAGATTTACTTCCTGTTTTAAAAGAGAGAAAACCTTTTCAATAACAATATGAATTGGTCTTTGTTGCTTTCTTTTGCCTCCACTAAGAATAAATTCAAAACCACGATTAATTTCATAATCAGCTTTATTTAGCTCAGGTTTTGATGATTTTATTTTCTTTGAGGTATTTGATTGTGTCAACACATCCTCCTAGTTTTTTTCCATCACAAACAATTTGTGGAAAGGTAGATCCTTCACCAAATTCCCCATGAAATGCTTTTTTATCAAATTGCTTATCCAAAGTATACACTACATATTTACTTTCTGTCAACTTTAAAACTTCTTGGATCTTCTCACAATATGGGCAACCATCTTTTGAAAAAACTGTAAAATTCATTGTTTTTATAGCCTTGAATAATAATTTATAAAAGAAAAAAGGGAGGTCATTCCTCCCTTGTTTCCTCACCAACACACTTCCCCCACCACAGAGAAGTGCAACTTCAATCCCAGAGATACAAGGACGTTGAAGATATGAATATTATAAAGTTTTTTTACCTATTTGTCAACTTAGGGTTTAGGATTATCGTCCTTTACTTTCTTTATTTTAGCTGCCATATCTGCAGGAAATGCACCTGCATGATAAAGAGCATCAAGCTGGTCACCAATATCTGGATATTGTGGTACCCTATCTCTTTGATACTTCTTATTATTCCATTCAGTTTCTAAACGGGTAACTTCAGCATCTATCTCAGATGTTGTAGGTTGAGTTATACCCGAAGAATCCCATTTAATACTTCCATCAGACAAAATAGCAAATTCTGCTCCTGGC